TTAGTCCTAAAAGATTTAAAGTATTAGTGAGTTCCCGAAGATACGGTAAATCGAGACTTATGTTGACAATGATTATAGATAAGGCACTCAATTATAAAGGGGCGTATGATAAAGCATCACCGCCTGTAGTTTTATTGGGAATGCCCTCATTAAAACAAGCCAAACAAATTCATTGGAATCCTTTAGTAAAATTATTAGATGGGCATCCTGGAATAGAGAGAATTTATAAATCTGAATGTCGAATTTCAGTTAAAGGAAACAAACCGGATATAATTTTAAGGGGTTTAAATGAGGACAATGGAGACAATTGTAGAGGGTTAAAAATTTATTTCGCAGGATTAGATGAAATGCAAGACGTTAAACCTATAGCATGGTCGGAAGTTATTATGCCAGCATTAATTGATACAAAAGGGTCATGTGCTTTATTAACAGGTTGTGTGGCTCCTAACACCTTTGTCTTACCTAGACAAGGCATGACAGAAATTGTTGAATTTAATCAGGATAGTTGTGCAAAAGAGTATCAACCGCTAAAGGATGTTGAACTTTATGGACTCAATAATGAATTTCATAAAGCAGATTCTTTTTTTAATAATGGATATACCGAGACCAAAATCATCACATCTTCTTTTGGATTCACTTTAGAAGCTTCTTTAAACCATCCTATTTGGACAAAAAATGGCTGGAAAAAAATGGAAGAACTAAAAGAGGGGGACACAGTGGCTATAGCACATGGTATGGACATTTGGGGTACGAAAGACCCTATAGATGGTTTCAAAATCAAAAGACAATATGTCCCTAAAACAAAAGGTTGGCTACAACCTAATCAAGGCATGACCAAAGATTTTGCCTATTTTCTTGGTCTATGGTTATCTCAAGGAACCCACAAAAAACAAAATGGTAAGTATTACATTACCGTAAAAACTACTACACAACAAATGAGAGAGTTTCTAGAAAGTGGTAAGATTTTAGGGGCTATATTTAAACAAGATGTAGGAAATGTTTGGTCGTATGTAGATAACGATTTAGTAGAGTTACTAAAGCATATAGGGATGTCCACTGTGAGTCGGAGAAGAAGAACCTTACCATTATGGTTGTTTCAAGGGCGTAAATCTTGGGCTATCTCTTTTATTCAAGGGTTTATGGACATTGCTGGTTCGATTGGTACTACAGGTAACAGAGTAGCAAAAATTATTCATTTCACTTGTAATAAAACATTAGCTCAACAATTTCAATTGTTACTTTCTAACTTAGGAGTAATTGCAAAAGTTTTTTTATTACCACATGACCCAGAAATGGCACAATTAGAACTAACTGGTTCACATTTTGACACTTATTGTCAATTAATTGGTTTTGGGTCTGATAACAAAAAAACAAGTAGCCTAGGAGTACAAAAATTAAACCCTCCCGATGAACCCTTTAATTCTAATGACTATTTTTGGGACACTATAGAATCAATTAGTGACTCTGAAAATCAGACTTACGATTTTACAGTACCTAACACAAATTCTTTCTGGAGTAACGGGTTTATTAGTCATAATACGCCTAAAGGTTATGGAACTTTTTTTCACAGTTTGTACGAAAATGGGGATAAATACAAAGATTGGGGTTCTTTCCATCGTACAATTTATGACAACCCCTTTATTCCTCGTGAAGAAATTGAACGTATAAAAGAATCTTTACCAGAAAAAGTATTTAGACAAGAATGTTTGGCTTCTTGGGAAAATTTTGATGGTCAAATTTTTTCTGCCTTATCTAGTGACAATATTATTTCTGATGAGAATTTACCTACTTACTTTGAACAAGTATATTTAGGTGTTGACTGGGGGGATGTCAATCCTGCTTTAGTTGTGGTAGGTAAAATGGGTAACACTTACTTTATTATTGATTTCTGGGAAAATCCTAACCCTAATACTGCCATTGAACAACGAGTTCACAACGACAAAGCTCTTCAGTTTGTGAGTGAACACAATGTGAGCCGTTCATTTGCTGACCCTTCACAACCCGGTAGAATTTTAACTATGAGAAAGTCAGGGATTCCTAAACTTATGGGGGGTTATAATCGTGTTAGTGAAGGTAATGGTATTGTAAACACTTTACTTTATCAAAAACGCTTAATGATAGCCGAATCTTGCAGAAGGGTTTATGAAGATATGGGAGCATATCATCGGGCATCCAAAGAAGGATTTATTAAAGAAGAAGTTGCTGAATCTCAACAAGACCATCTTTGTTTTGCGGCTGGCACACAGGTTTTAACAGAAACAGGATGGCAAAATATAGAAAGCCTGAAAGTTAAAGACAAAGTGTGGTCTTCTAATGGATTAAAAAATATTACTTTCACTGGTTCCCGATTGGCAGAAACGATAGAAGTTAAAGATTACAATTCTTCAGCTATTGTGCGCTGTACTCCAGACCACCCTTTTTACACTTATAATGGTTTGATAAGTGCCGAGAACCTTAGTGTTACGAACCATTTAAAAAATCTTGACAAATCTCAATGGCTGTCACTTATAGGAATTTCTAATTTAACAGATACTCTATGGTCAAGCCCCGCCCTAGAATGTGTAGGTAAATACTCAATAAACCGAGTATATAACATAGAAGTCGAGGAGTCCCACAATTACTTCATCAAAATTGGCTCAAACGCAGTATTAGTGAGTAATTGCGATGCTTTAAGATATGTGTTAGCAACTTTAGAACATAAAAACATCGAAAACATTATCCCAGAGGGTTCTGTCATTACTACACCAGAAAGACCCGTTACAAAGTCTAACTCTTTATTTGCGGGCTTAATATGAACCTAAAATCGCCCAACACTCTAGTAGCGTTGGGTTTTTAAATGGAATATCCAAAAAAAGTAGCATTTGAAATTTTAGAATCTGTCCACCCTGAAGTTGAACAAAATCAGGAACTTTTTAATATGACTGACGACTTATTAGGCGGCGGGCAAAGATTAAAAGATAATTTAGAAAAATATTTAATTAAAAAACCCGATGAAGATGCTGAAATTTACAAATACCGTAAAAGACTCTTCACTTATGTTCCTATTTTAGGGCAATGTTTAGCTCAATTGTTGAATAGAATGACTGCATCTAATCATACTATTAATGGTTTTTCAGAAAGCCCTAAACACAAAGAATTTTGGTCTAAATTTAGAGAATCTGTTAACGGTAATCATCAAAAAGAAAAAGCTTTTATTAAAGATGTTTTCTTTAAACTTTTAAAATATGAAAAAGTATACGCAGTAATAGAAAAAGATTATTTAGACATTTTACCGACTAATAAAAAAGAAGAAGAAGAATTAGGTTTAATGCCTTATATTGCGTTGTATGACCCTCGTTCTGTTATTCACTATCAAGAACTTGATGGAAAGCTAAAATGGATAAAAATTAGAGAATTAGAAACCAAATATAGCCCTGTAGGTGAAACGCAATATTTTCTGAAATGGACATTTATCGATGATACTTTTATTACTAGCTATCGTTGCCCAATGATTTATAGTAATGGAAAACTTGAACCCGATGTCCAATCGGAGTTTAATTCAAGTTCTTATATGATTCCTTTATCTAAACAAGTTGCTCATGAAAGAGGCACTATTCCCGTTGTAAAAATTCAAATTCCTGAAAATCTTTGGGTCACTAAAGAAGCTATATTTTTAGTTTTGGAACATATTAGGGTTCATAATAATTTGACATATACCGCAAATGTTGCCGGTCAAATTCAAAGATTATTTACTCCTATGTCAGAATCCGCAGATAAAATGGTTGACTTGGAAGAAGCCAGAGGTCAAACAGGAAACCATCGAGTATTAATTGGACAAGGATTTACTTTTAATGAAACTACAGGTACTGCTATTAATACCATTGCTGGCTATCTAGGAAAACTAGAAAGTAGAATTAAAGATTTAATTTTTTCTAATGGTATTTCTGCTGGTGATGATAGACCAATGCAAGAATCTGGCATAGCAAAAAGTATGGACTTTATTAGTCAAGAACAAGCTCTTGCCGCTTACGGTGAACAATTATTGTTTTTTCTTGAAGAATGTTATAAATTAGTTGCTTTAACTCAGGGTTTTAGTAAAGAGGAAATTTCTCAAATTTCAGTTTCTGGTCTTAATGAATTTGTTTTAGATACTGTTGACACAAAAGTAAATAGAATTTCCCTTTTAGAGGCTTTAGACACTCCTATTTCCAATACTGCTATGCGCCTAGTGGTTGAAGACCTACAACGAGCTTTAACCCCTAACGCTTCAATTCTTGAACAAGAAATTATTCATAACGAAACGTTACAAGACTTCTCAAAAGTCGACCATCCTGAACTTGGTTTAGAAGAACTTACGTCTTTAGTCTTAAACCAAATCGTTTCTGTTTCTACTGCTCAAGAATTATTAGGCTTTGACCCCTCAGTAGAATGGGACAGAATTAAAGAACAAATGCTTGAAATGCAAGCTATTCAAAACCCTGAAGGTAAGAACTCACCCACAACTGATTCTGAAGAAACTGAAAAAACTGTTGACCCTTTTGAAACTGTGGTAAATCTAGCTAATGCTTTAGCTACTCTTTCTAATAATAAAACTGAAGATATTCTTGCTTCTGTTAATTTTAATGAAGATATTTCACCTGAAGAAGCAAAACAAATAATTATGATATTAGCTGAAGAATTAGGTAAATTAATTGACGCTACGCCAGAAGAAGTTTTAGAGGGGGTTGGTTATGAGGGGGAATAGAAAGGCTAAAGGCTTAAAAATAAATACCAAAGCCAAAATTAAAGGGTCAATTGCTTATCGCACAAAAGCTTTTGGTAAGTTTAACATATACAGAATCTTTAAAGAATCTGATGTTAAAAGAGATGCTAGTGGGAAATTTACATTTGAGGGAGCCGTAAGTAAAGCTTATGGTAAATTTAATCGTCAACAAAGAAAGGAAAAGATAGCTAAAGATAAAAAATCTCAACTTAAAAATCAAAATCAGGAGTCTCAACCTAATCTTTTAACTCTGGATTCCAAAAGTGCAAAAAAAAATCAACCTAACTCAAAATTGATTCGCATATCTTTTGCTAAAAAGATTAAGCCTCTTTTAGAAAAAATTGAAGAAATAGTTACTCAAAAAAGTAAACCTTTAAGTTCCAAAGGTACAGCTTTACCTAAAGATTCTAGAGGTAAAATAAAACCAGCCGGTATTATGCTAAAATCGGGTGAGCGAAACTTTTCTGTTATGCTAAACAACCTTAAAGAATTTAGAGAGGCTTTTGGAGAATTTTCAACAAAACAAATTTTATTGTCTTATAATATTAGTCTGCTTACTGCTGAAAATAGAAAAAAACTCTTAGATGAATATCGAAGATTTATTAATTT